AGAATGTCGTTGTCGAACATGTACATGTTCTTCTCCTTGATCGGAACAAAACACTCGTCACAGTCCGGGATGGTTGACCTGAAAGACCCGACGTTCATTGTGGGGTTGGGGAGAAACCAGTTGAAGTGCAGGAGCACGGATGTGTGGCAGAACAGATGGAGAAAGTTGATTCGGAAGTTCTCTCCGGTGACCCTCAGCTCACGGAACGTGTTGACCTGGCTCCTGATATGAGACATCAGGTTCTTCGTCATGTTGGGGATGATCCCAACCCGGAATCCTCTCGCAGGGAGATGGTGAGTCCTGGTCCCACTCTTCCGACAGTTGATCATAGAGTGGAGGTCCTCAATTGAGAGCTTGGTGAACCTGGAAAGCAAGTACAGGATCAGATCATACATCGTGAAGCTTCGGGGAGGCTGGTCAGCTGTATCTTCTAGGAGGCTCATTGTCGACAGAGTCAGAAGCTTCCTCACCATCCCAACCACAATGTCCTGTGTGTCTATTTCCAGGGGGGCTCCGATGGTCCCGCTTGGTGTGTAGTGGCCGAGGTAGGGGTCGAATGACGAGCGATGGAAATGAGGAGTCGGTAGAAAGGGAGACATCTCAGAGCCCTCCTGGATCTCATAGACGAAGCATCTCTGAACGTCCCTCAACACCACCTCGTCTGCCGTAATGACTCGCACCTGGTGCTGAGTGGGAGGGTAAGTGATACCCTCAATCGGCTTCTCCCACCCGAACTCTCGGAGGTCCTCAGCCAGCTTCGTAGGGCAGTCGTACTCGTCGGCGTTCACTCCAACGCGCTTCCCGGCTTGCGGCGAGAGAAGTCCTGCTCTCTCCTTGTCCCTTTGCTTGGACTCTCTCGTGAGCCTAGCGCAGAGCATGCGAATCTCCCTTTGCTTCTCAGTCATGGACCAGATGTGCTGGATCATCGTCTTGGCACTGACAAACTTCTGGAGGAACCTCTCCTGGACTGCGAAATCTGTGCAATCAGCAATAGCATTCACAAGTTTGGCATCGTAGATGTCAGCCGAAGTGACCGCGTTGATGAAATCCTCTTTGAACTTGTCAACCTCCTTAGAGAAGAGGTGCTTGATCACCGGGTTCACAGCCCTTAGCCTCAGCTTCTCCTTCAGGACTCGTTCGAGAGTCCCTGTCGGATTGGTATAACCCTCCCTCGGAACAGCGTATGGGTCAGCGACGAGAAGGGCCCAGGGCAGTCTCTTGGCAACCTTGTAGTCCAGCACTCTCCTGAATCTCTGGTAGAGCGCCGCATGATTTTCCCTACAGAAGAGGGCAAGACCGCAGAAAGCAGAGACTAGGTCCGACTCAGCCCTCACGAACATGTTGTGGAGGTAGATCACCGGGAATCCTCCTAGAGCTGAAGGCGTCATCATGAGAGCAAGAAGATCAGAGTCAGGCATCCGCCTATAGAAGGGAACTCTCAAGATGTGGATGGCCGACCAGAAGAGTGCAACCAGATAAGGTGCCAAGACATTCACTCCATAGCCAGCGGCGCTGTGGGCATTACTGTAGGCAGAACCGACGAGGTCATCTGTCGTGGCCATGAACTTGTTGTTCGCCCCATAGGTTTTTTGGATCTGCCTGAAGGAGCTCGGGAGAGATACTTCCTCGATGAAGATCTTCTTTGAAAAGACAAGGACATTCTCCGAGTAGTAAGAGTCAAGGATCTTAATCCTGTGGCCGAACTCCTCTAGACCAGAGGTGAGGTTGTCTCTGATGTTAGAGAGGAGTGTCTCCTCCGAGCCTGGTAGCGCACGAGACTTGGATATCTCAAATCTGACCCTCACATCGTCTCCTTTGATGAGGATGTCGTACTCGTAAGGACAGTCCCGTAGAGCGTACCGAATCTGATGCACGTAGACCAGCATCCAGCTTCCCTGCTGGAGACCCTCAATCCCTCCGTTCTGGCCGTGGTAGTAGATAACTCTCCCCTTCTCCTGTGCATAGAATGTGGTATACTCAAAGGCCTCGTGGAGCCTAGAGACCATCGAGTTTCCGAGCATGCGGTCAATCGTCTCCCTGAGGGGAGCTGCCACGGTCTCTTTGGTGAAGGCATTATTCCAACCCTCAGC